GAAGAAGGAAAGGGCAATTCCTGTAAAGCCGGCGAATCGCTTTGCGGGCCTTGAAATGAGTGATTCAGAGGAGGAGGACGCCCCCACTCAGGCAGTCCATGCGCCTTCTTCTCCCCCCTTTCGCACGTGGGTCGTCCAGGAAACTCCCTCTCGATTCAAGTCTGATGAGGATGCGGCGAACATCTTCAGCACACCTTTTTCACGGTCTCGGAAATCCCAGCGCCACCATGTAAAAGAGGATGGTTGGGTGAGTATCCAGTCGAATAAGCCCCTTTTTCTTGATGAGGATATTCCTGAACCGAAGACCCCTCCCTTCTACCCTGGAATGTTTGATCTTTCAGGGAATGCTACGGGCCCCCTCCTGCCTGAGACTACGACAGAGGATGACCTTGCCGACATTCCCCCTCTAGCACCTCCTGCGGCTGTGCAAGCTTTTCCTTCCCTTCTAACCCGTGGAACTCGCTCTCTCTCAGAAGAGCCTTCCACTGCCCTCGCCTGGGCCGAGAAGATCAAGAACAGCCTTGAGAAGGCAGAGGAGGCTCGCACACAGAAGTTCGTGGAGTCGCAGACGATCAACAATGGAATTGATACGGGTCGCCTCTCTTTTTTCAAGCGCCCCATGGTCTCAGTATCCAAAGAGTAATCCTGCACGACCACCGTAAACCCTAAGAATGTTGTAGGTTTCGGCCCATACATAGATTGTGTAAGAGGGGAGATTTATGACGGACTGGTCACCCCTCATGGATTTAAATTGAATGGCGAGATCAACCTTTTGCACCTTGTCCAGATTTGCATGACCCATTGGATTTGTAATCCCGAATTGTTCATGCTGTGTGCCGAATGGCAAATGATAATAGTATTTATTGTGCCAGGGTGTTTTGGTCTGTTCGAAACTCTGGAGAATTGTCCTGAAAAAAGCGGGGGCGTCTGTTGCATACCTGACGATCTTTCCTTCATACTGGAGTGCAAAGGATTCAATAGCCTCAGAGTCGAGGCCACTGAAGGCTGGAATGAGCGGGGCAAAGGTCGATGTATTGAGTCCGCTCGCATCAGGCCACCAGGGCGCAATCGGCCCCACGCCGCTCAAGTCAACCACAGGAAAACCGATAAGATCCCGTGTCGCTAAGAAAGGGGCGTTGAGAGGATCTGCATCTTGCCGATGGACCATGAAGTAGAATTCCCGTGTTGGATTGGGCACCCTCATGGGGATTCGCACGTTGGCCATGCCTTTGGAGTCAAATGGAGGAATTGCATAGTGCTGGACAATCGGATAGCTCAGATCAGCGAGGCGAATGCGATTGGCCTCGGGCTGGTCAATGTAGACGTATTCCAGGAGGAGATAGGAGTCTTGAAGTGTCAGGCTTTCGGCCTGCGGCATGTTGATCCCTGGAACTGCGGAAACAGGGGCAACACTCACCTTCGGATTTCCATTGAGCCCTGGAACCGCCTTGCCTTGAGGACTGGAGTCCAAATAGTAAAAGGGGGAAGATGGGAGAGGGAAATAAGTATCTTGTCCATTTGTGTTAAAGGTGTGCGCCGAGCTCACGTAGATTGATGATAGAGGGGAGAATTGGATACTGATCTGCACAGGATCAGCCCCTATTGCATCAATCGGCAGTGCAGCGGAAGGGTCACGACTAAACCAGAAAGGGAGGGGGGTAACGACTTCTTCATTCGTTGTAGCAAATCCGAAAGAAGTAGGGGAGAATCCATTGTCTTTGCGTTTGATGAGACGGTTCACAGTCGTTGTCTTTTCGAGGGGTGTGTGGAATTCATCGAGGACTTCGAGGAGGCGCCCGTCCAATGTGTCAATAGGGCTCGCTGCAATAGTGACTTGTGCTTGTTGAATGAGTGCATGGCCGAGTGAATTGGTCCAGCCAAATGTCGGTCCGGTGAAGACTTTACCATTGTCTTGACACCATTTGCGAGCTGCCTGTTGCTTTGTGCGTAAATCAGGGAGGCGTGTAACAAGGTAGGCCTTTGTAATCAGGTGGCCCCGTCTAGGAAGGGTGGCCTTTGCCTGTTGGCCAAAGGCTGGTCTATTGTCAAAGTCGACACGGACAAGTTCTGTTGTAAAACGCCCGCCCTTGGTTGCCTTTTGTTTCAGAGGATCGAGGTCGGCTTCTGCATCTGGAGGTAGAAGCCGGTCATCTTGGAGGCCGGAGTTCAGCAGTCGAAGAAGACCTGCCGATGCCATCTGACGGGTTCAGAGGGATTCTTGATGAAGCAATAAGCGTCTTGATTTTTTGCAACTGAAGAATAGAAAGAAGGATGACCAATTTCATGGGGATCGTTTATGCTCACCTCGCCGCCGCCTCTGCTGTTATCGCTGCCAGCAGCAGATTCCCTCTAACACAAAACAAGTGGTGGCCTTTGATTTCAGCATTCCTCACGATACCTCTGATATTCATACTTATACCTATGAGCCCAGGACCACTGAAGTATCTAGTTTTTGCAATCTTCTGCGGATTGTTAGGTCAAAGCCTGCAGCCTTTAGTGGAGAAATTGGGGGCTGAGGATGTGTTAACGGATGTCTTGGCGATGGTTGTGGGGATTTTTGTAGCGATGAGTATCGCCGGATTTGCCGACAAGCAGAATATTCTTGGATTTGGCGGATACCTGCTTGTAGGGCTTATTGGATTGATCCTTGCCCGCCTAGTTCAGGCTGGCCTTTTTGCCTTTGGTGGAGATGAGGAGAAGAAAGTTGCCCTTGAAATGAAGGACTGGTTAGCCATGGCAGGAACTGGACTCTTCGCTATTTTTGTGGCTTATGATACACAGGTGTTAAAGGAAGAGGGTCGGGCGAAAGGTCAAAAGAACTACGTCAATAGTTCTATGGGCCTTTTGTTGGATCTCGTGAATCTCTTCTCAAATGTGGGCGATTTGTATGACTAATCGGTGAAGATGCGGTTCACAATTCCGTCCTGGTATCGTAACCATTGAAGGCTTACCACGAAGACTTTCACTTCCCAGTCGTGTGCCTGTGCACCACCGGGTGGAGAGATGTCGAGTGTGAGTCGAACTGACTGCAACCGTGAGGCATTTGCTGTGCCTGACGGTTGATGTTCACCGGGTGTCTCGGCAAACGAATATCCATAGATGAAGTTTTCATAGGCAGCTGCGCCGCCCTTGTGACGGAGTGCAATGTGTTGACGAAACCACTGCTCTTCTTGATTGATCAATTCTGTCCCGTTGAGTTGGATGACAGCCTGTTTCAGCATTGGTGATCTTGGATTGTAGATTGCATTGAATTCAGGGGAGAGAACATTCGAATAGTTTGTCCATTCGTTGTTGTTTGCCACAGCTTTGCGCCGAACAAACCAGAGAATCTCTTCCATAGGGTGATTGACTTCCAAGGGCAATTGGAGCTGTATTGTATCGGTGGTTGATTTGTTGGTCAAGTATTTGAGAGGTTCGTCGAAGCTGAAGGTATCCACGATACGAACGAGGGATTCAAAGGGGCTGCGTAAGATTCGTTGGCGAAGTTCGCCGTCTGTCTGGGCCGTTGTCGTTACAAGCTGAATGAGGTCGAATGCCGGCGGGGTCTGCAATGTCTTCACTTCTGTTGTGAGCCTGAGTTCACTCTTGGTATTTGTAAAAGGGATGGTGATATTCAGGGGGACTTCTGTGCAGGACTCACGCAAGCCTGTAATTCGACGGACACATTCATGAAACGGTCTCAAGGTCACATGAATTCTTACGGAGTTCTCTTTACAGGCTAGGAGTGGGAGCACTTCCTGGAGTCTTACACGTTGAAAGAAAAAAGGGAGTGGAATGAAGATTGTATTGGTTTGGCAAGGGAAGGGTTGTGTTAGAGGGGTTTGCTGGAGGGTATCGAAGGGTCTGCGGCCGAGGCCGTCGACAGCCAATCCATATTGATTGTTCATGTCCTGGAACAGCAGGCTCGCCACATTGAGGAAATCGCCGTCGACCACTTCAATCGTCTGATCATTCACCTCTAACTCAGCTTTCTGGAGAATGACAGTGCCTAGACTATTTGCATAAAACCAGGCATCGGATGGATTTTTAAATTCGTAGGCCCCTGTTTGAAGACGAGCAAGAGTTGTTTGATCAATCCAGTGACCGAGGTTGATCTGTAAGACAGCAGACAAGAGGAGATCCCCTGCAGTTGTGGAAGCAATGTCAAAGGTGAATCGCTGACCAAAGGCCGTGGGTCCACGAAAAGGGAACTGCTGAACACTGAGGGAATAGGGGCGAATACGCCGTTCACTGTCGGGCAGCCACCAGGTTTTTTCAGATTGCAAAGGGAAAAATTCAGCATCTTGGACATCCCTCGGTGTGAGGTCCAAGAGGGTGACAATATCGCCGCCAGGGCGAAGGAGACCATATGTCCCTTGGCTCATTCTGAGCTTATTTCAGGGATTTATGCAGGGATAGAATACCCTATAGCATAGACTGTGTTAGAGGCATAATTGCCCAATTGTATACGATTCCAGGTTACTGCATTATCTTCACTGTAGTATGTCTCATTGGAACTTGTTGGATAATTCGGTTTTCCAGCAGCTAAGAATTGTGTTCCATTGTATTCAATAGCATTTGGTTGATATAAACTTAAATTGGTGGCCTGAGTCCAATTTCTTCCATCTGTTGATGTCCATGCATTATTTGTATTATTACTATCCCATAAGCTAATAAATGTAGTATTATTAGCTACTATTGTCATAACCGATCCTAAAGGATATTGATCATAGTATGTGGAAGGATTAAACGATGCTAAATTATCGTCACTAAATAGTATATAATTTTCGATAGTTCCAGTATCGGAATCTCCAACTGCTACCCATGTATTTGTAGCTTGTATATAAGCTAATCCCCTTACATTATAAAAATCTTGGAACAGACTTGATACAGTCCAATCAGTGGTGCCTGATGTGCTTTGTATGAGTGGATGTGAGTGGTTACTTTGTAACCCAACTACCCAATTTCCACCTCCATATTTCACTATTGTAGGTCCATCTGTATTATCACCTGCACTCCAAAGATAATCAACTCCAGAATTTGACCAATTGATTCCATCTCCACTATATTTGAGTTTATTTCCTGCTTGCGTATCAACCCCTGTTGCTACCCACAGCTGGTTTCCATAGGCTACTGAAACACCACGAATATCAAAGGATCCTGATGCATTCGACCAATTCAAGCCATCCCTGCTATAAATGATGGATGTAATACCTCCTGCTGGATCTCCTACTGCCACCCACATAGATCCATTATGGGCAGCACCACGAGCTGCAGATGTTGTAAAGCCTGTGGGAATAGGAATAAATACACGACCATTGTCAGTGCTTATTCTCATAGGCGCCTGAAAACTTCCACCTGTATCTGTGGGTTCTCCACAAATGATCCATGTATTTGTATAGGTTGGTGAAATAGGGGGTGTTACTTTATACGAGTGATCATTTGACAAAGTGGCCCAAAGGTTGTTGTGCTTCCACGCTAAATAGCCTTCTACATATTGCCGCATTCCAGTTGATAAACCATTACTAAAGACTAATACTTCAGCAATTCCCCCTTTAAGATTTGTAGCAAGGTATGCTGAGCCTGTTGGAGTATATGTAGCTGTGTATGTGCCACTCGCAGTATTGGCTGCACCCGCTGTGTTTACATCATACAATTGAACTGTAGATGCCCCCGTATATGTGCATGAAACAATAGTAAATAAGTTTGGCCTTGTTATAGTGACCTGCACAGCTGTTCCTGTGCCAGATATAATTTGATAATTTAAACTTCCTGAGCTAGTCGTAAACCGTTTTACTATTGTTGTTGCATTGCTAAGCCCTCCGTGTTGGAATATATTAAATGTTCCAGGTGAATAATGTGTATATACAAAAAAGTAGGTTATATCACCCACTGGAAAGTATGAGTTACTGAGGGCCATTCCAATTTCCTGGTTTCCTGTGAAATATACGGAGTCGCATGTGATTTTTTCTTTATCTGTGAAAAAGATGCCCTGTGTAATTCCTGTTGCAATTGCGTGATTACTCGAGACACTTTTATCCTTCCATACTCGCACCTGATCTCCTGCATTTTGCACTGGAATTCTCATCTGGAGGTCCTGGAAGAGGGTGCTTTTATCGGTGGCATCGAGCCAAAGCACACAATTTCCAACTTCATATGGATTAAAATATGTAAAAGAGGGTGGTGGGGAAAGGGGGAATGGGTTTCCTGACGAAACTAAGATCTCAGGATTGATCCCCCATTTATACGTTAAATAGGACTGCACTCGTTGTTCATAGGCCCGTGGCAATTTATAGTTGTAAAAAAGGATTTCGCCAACAAAGCCATTCCACGCATTCGCATTTGTGGGCTGGGCGCCCACTTGGAGTCCTGTAAATGCAACCTGGGGTGCCTGATATACAGTGTTTAAGGGTGAGGTGTTAAATGTAAATTTGAGAGTTGAATAATAACAAGAGGCCTGCATAATGCAGTTGCTTTGCACGTTACAATTTGGAGTTGCTGCAATATTCGAATATACACTTGTGCCATCCCCTAACCAAACAGCAAAATTGGAGTCGACGGCTCCAAAAAAGAGGTAATTGCTATTATTTGATGAGCCATTGAGAATGCATTGTGTAGTTCCGTAGCCTTGATCTGAAGGGGTTCGTTGATAGCCTGCAACGAAAATAGTAAAGGCATTTGTATTATGAGGCATCACTATATTGGATAAAAAGGCAGGTGACGGATTATTTAATGACCATCCAAATCCGAGTCCACTATGTTTATTCATGATACCAGGTGTAAAAATGGGCATATTTGAAGCATTGGATTGAATAAGATTGGTGGTTTGAGTGACTCCTTTGCTACGAACAGCAGGCACTCGTAGACTTGTCGTTGAGAATCCCAGTTTGCTTGGATCGCTGGCGTCAAGCCACAAGCCGAGGCCAGGGATGGAATTCGGTGTAAAAGGGGTTGGGGGTGCAGTCGATTGGAGGATCATCCAGTTATTGGATCCATTGGCTGCTACGGTAATCGACTGATAATTACTCGTGAGGGCGATGGCTAAAGTAGATTGTTCTATGCGCTCTGACATTTGGGGTGTAATGATGAGTGGATTCGTGCCAGCAACCCCTGTTACATCTGTAATAGTGTAAACCTTGCCTAAGGTTGAGAGGCCGTTGATAGTGGAAGCCGATGGAAGCTGCAGAATCTTTCGTATAGGTTCCAGGTTGGCTTGTATGAAAGTGGTGTTGGAGCTCGGAGTAATGGCCCACATTTGCTTTTAGTGGGGAATTTAAGCAGAGTGATTTTCGGCGACTGCTTTGGGTGACTGCTTTGGGTGACTGCTTTGGCTTACTACATTTAAGAAGAATAGATCGAGGCCTCTCCACGATATATCTTGGCAATGGTATCAGCAGGTATATTAGAATCATATATTTTTACACTTCCTATTTCACCAATGAAAAATTCACTTAAATTTAATCCACCAAAATTTATTGCAGAACCCCCAATACAGTTTGATTGATCATTCTGTGGACTTCCAACAGTTATAGGGCGGCTTCCCATAAATTCACCATTTATATACATTTTAAGGGAGGATGAATCGGCTGTAAATGCAAGATGAATAAAGTCATTATCAAATTTACTTAACCCTGGAGTGCCTTGGAATCCTGTATCATACGTATAATATCCTCCAGTTAATCCTATATCTGATTTATAACTTATTGAATATACTTGGTTTGTGAAATAGGGAGAATATGGTGTTAATAAAATAGATGCCGTGCCATTTCCGTAATTTGTCCCTGTATTTCTAAACCAAACCATCATTGAATATCTAAAATTTAAATCTGAGTAAGGAAATGACCAGATTGTTCCCCCATCAAATAGCATAGTATTTCCATTTTGACTTTTTTGCGGATTTCCTACAACTAATGTAGCATGTCTGTTATTAGAACTTTGATCATACCAAGTAGTTGACCCAGTTACATATGTCCTTGCATCGAAAGAGGCAAAAAGATTGGGAAGTGTAAAAGGGATTGGCATGAGACTCACAGTAGCAATCTTATAGGGATTTAATGCTGATAAAGTGCCTGTCAAATTCCATTTTGTCGCTAAATAGCCTTCCACCTTATAGCGGTCCTCATCTGATAGTGCTGAATTATAGACAAGAAGTTCCCCTAAATTCCCTGTAAAATAATTAATTCCAGGAACATTTCCTGTATTATAGGCGCCAATTGTAATTGAATATTGCTGGGAATTACTGTCTATATTATTTGTAATATTATATCCTATATTTGAGGTTACAGAATTAGAACTATTAATAAATATACTACTTTGTGCACTTTCCCTGTCACATTTGAATGTGAAAATTCTCCAACTTGTCCCTGATGGTTCGCTGTTCAATCTTACTTTCTCAGAAGAACTCGTTACAAAAAGTCCACCAGCAATAATAGAAGCGCCATCTTTCCCAAAAATAATTTGTCCATTTGAAGTAGATCCACCATTGTTCATTGAAAATATATAACCTACGCTTGCTGTTGTATATTGACAAGCAGCCACAATTGTGAGTGACTTACTTCCAACTAGAGGCATATTGAATGCTGTTAAACTTGTAAGGGAACCTGCTGTAAATGTAAGGACAGGCAAGCCATTTTGTGCATTTGTAGTATATACAGGTTGCCTCCCTGCGGTTGCTTGAGAGACTGCAAAACTCCCAACTTTACTTTGCCATTTTGTTACTTTCCCTGCCGTAACAGATGTATATGTGGAATCAGCTGCATCAAACCAGAGAGTTAAGTTAGGAATGGCGGCGGGTGTAAAAAGGAGATTCGAGGCAACTGGAAATTTAGGCACTGTATTTTCATAGACATCCAAATACATCCATTTGTTCGTGCCATCATTCGTAAATGTCCAGGAGCCGTAATTAGTTGATAATCGCAGCTGGGTATTTAATGATCGCTCAAATTGATTCGCCCCTGTGGTGCTAACATGAATATAGTTTGTTGCACTATTCCCGTATACATCTTTAATATATACAAGTTTGCCAGGGTATTGTGAAATGTCGGGAAGCTGTAGGGTTTTGAGGGCAGCCCTCACATCAGTATTCACAATAGTATGATTACTGAGGACTTGAATGGGTGTAGCCATTCCCTTCTGTTACACTTGGGTCATTATGACATGCTGCGGAAGAGCGCTTACTTAAATCAGTGTCTGTGATTGTTGGCCTAGGTAGGAATTGACTGTTCTCCAATTAGAGGTCCCATCACTCATGAACATGATAGATCCATAGGAAGTTTGAAGTAATTTCTGTTTGGCCTGCCCATCAATTCTGTCGGTGGCCGCTGTAGTTGAAATATAGACTATATTTGTGCTTGCTGCACCATATATATCTTTGAAAATATAGACTTTTCCAGAGTTACTTTGAGTAACCGTGGGAAGGAAGAAGACTTTTGTTGTGGCGGTGTCAGAGGTGTCGATTTGTATGATTGTTGCATTATCAGGGACCGTCGTATTTACGATGGTCGTCATTTCTAATTGGCGGAGAACAATTCGGCCCTTCCTTTTCCATCTGTGTCAAACCTGGCCCAGCCTTCCGTAATGACTCGGAGTTCTGTTGCCGGTAGATCTGCGGGGGGTTGTGTAAGGGTGATATTGAAGGTGGGTCTGTCAGCCGTCGACATATTGATGGTGCCTGTCGGTTGACTCTCAAGGGACTCTGGGAACCTCTGGGCTGGTATGGGTCCCATGGACCAGTTCATGCTGTAGAGATCGGATTCTGTGTCGAGTTGTTCTTTACCGAAATTCACGATGTCTCGCCAAACCAAGGGGCCTCGGGGATATTCTCGGGTCTGGCCTGCAACGAGCAGTGTAATGGAGCTGAATCCTTCAAACAACTTCCAGTGGCGATTGGCATTCAAATCCTTTTGCGTTCGGAAAAAGAAGAGAATACGGCCTGTGGGGTGGCGGCCGTCCAGTCGGCGGGTGACGATCGCTGATCCTCCCCCTGCAGCACCCATGATGCCTTGGTAGTCGAGCTGGTTCTGGGTGAATTTGTTTTCGAACAGGCGTTTGAAGAAGACTTTCTGGGGTTCTTCTTCTAACAGGTTCTGTATATGCCGCTGCACATAGACTTGGGTGGTTTCCAGTTGGATTGTTATAGGGGGTATATCTTGCCGGGAGAGAGGTGTAAAAGGGGTTGGTTGTGTGGTTGGGGATGTTCGTTGGAGGAGTGAAGGCATGGCCCAGGGTGCCGGTTTACTGCTGTTGGCCAGATCGGAGGATTCCACGAGATCTTCCAGGCGGCGCAGTTTACAGCGGAGACGGTAGGAGTGTTTGGTTGCAGAGCGCTGGGGGAAGCCTGTGTCGCCAGAGGCCTGGCAGCCGACGAGGGGGAGCTCGAGGCGGAGTTGGGGCGGGGCGGCCTGGCGGCTGATCGCAAGGGGTGATCCATCATGTTGGCCCGTGAGGGTGTTGTAGATAAAGCAATGACTGTAGGTGCCGGTGGCTTGATGGGTGGCCCAGAGTGCATCCCCTGAAAACTCCTGGAGGAGGATGCTGTCCTGGTAGAACTGAATCTGCTCAAACAAGAAATAGGCGATGCCATTCACATAGCCATAGGAAGCGCCACCTTGGTCGGTAATAAGACTTGACTGGGCTTTTCTGGCGACAGTTGGTGGGAGCCACGTAGGCAGCTGAATAAGAAGAGTTGGTGAGCGCATGATATCGCCCACAAGGTCAAAGTCGAATTCGACCATGCGACCAAAATCCGGGGCGTTGCGAGGTGGCACACGGCGAACCTCTGAGAGGGTTGCAGCCTGAACTTGGTAACTCGGGTCAAAGGGGAATTTGGATTTGGCCGTGTCTTGGAAAAAGAAGACATCTTTATTGCCCCTGGCGACGAGCTCATAGAGAGACCCTTCGGCAGTAGCATAGGTAATTGGGGCTGCCATCTGTGAAACGTGCGGTAGATTATGAGGACGCTGCCCCCGCCGCTGCCGCTGAACCAGGGAAGAGGAGATCAAGGCCAATCCGTGTAATTCCTGTGAGGATGATACCCCCATAGGTGAGCTGAGTGGTCTGGAGGGCCTGCATACCTGCCTGGCAGACAGGGCTGCCGGCGGAAATCATACCCTGGAAGAATCCCAGGATACCGTCGGGGACACATGCGTAATTGTATAATTTGGCAACTCCATAGTGCGTCGTGTATGCAATAACTGCAGAAGCAGCCCCCTTCGCAATAGCCTCCATGACCCCTCTAACACCACCCCAGCTTAGGTCCAAGAAATTACAACTATGAGCTCCCAAAATTCATAAAACAAGAGGTTAATATGATTTGAATCGACCATGATTTTACTGCCTGGGAAGATGGCTTCGAGCCCATCTCGAATGAGCTGCTCCTCTTTTTGGTAGTCCTCCAACTGTTGCCGGGTCTCCGCCCAGGGCGCCTGCACTCGAATAGAGGTTTCGCCCTTCATCGATGCAAGGAGAACCTGTGCTTTTACAAGTGCAACAATGCCGTCGACGAGCGCTTTCTTGAAATTCTCATCCCTATACTTTTGGAGTAAAAGGAGGTCTCTGCGCTCGTATGGCATCTCTAGAGGATATGTAAAAGGGAATTAGCTTGTATCTTCCTCACGGCTGCCTGTGATCATTCTCATCCTCTCTTTTCTGGCCATCTCCTCTTTCATGGTATCGTCAAGTTTGAGCACGTAGGAGGCAGGGCGGCCCTCCAAACGGGGAAGTGTCATGTGCCCCACACGACCAAAACGAGGGAAGGGAACTTTAGTTGTCCTTGGTTCTCCATCAACAATCCATTGATCGAGTTGCGACTTTGTTTCCAGAAATCCAGGGTCTGTGTCATGAATACCGACCTCTTTGAGTTGCTTCAGGATCTCAACCGCCTCTCTCACTCGTTCAAGCTTGGATTTCGGCTGGGAAGGCATTGTCTCTGAAAGATGTATGCGTCCAACGGTCTAAGCATTTAGACGGGGTTTTGTGTTAGAGGGTGGTATGTGTGGAATTTGGGCTTGGCTTCGAGGAGATGAAAATGTCTCCAAACCCGTCGGAGATCTTGAAGACCTGTGGCGGCGGGGTGTCTCAACCCTGTCGGCTCGGGGGCCCGAGGATCACCGTATTCGTAGCATTGACGAGGGGCGGGCGATTTTTGCCTTCACACGGCTGGCCATTAATGGGCTGAATACAGGGGGTATGCAGCCTTTTGTGTGGGGCAATGATCAGTGGGCCTGGATGTGCAACGGTGAGATTTACAATGCGAAGATGTTAGAGGAGGGTATACCGTATTTAACGGCATCAGGGTCCGATTGCGAGGTTCTCGGGGCGACCTGGGACCACTGTGAGCAGGATCCAGTTCGCTTCTGCAGGGCACTCGATGGTGTCTTTGCCATTGCCCTGTATGATAAAAAGGCAGGGCGCTTTATTATCGCCCGTGATCCTTACGGTGTGCGGCCTCTCTTTTACACAGAATTGGAAGGTGAAGGGTTGATGTTTGCGAGTGAGCGGAAAGCGCTGGAGCCGTTTGTGCAAGAGGGATTGATCCTGGAGTTCCCGCCTGGTGAGGTGTGGCGGATTCCATCGAGCGAGGTGCCTAGATTAGCCATGGCTGAGCGGATGGTCTACCACGAGGTGCCTTGGTTGAAGACACCGACTGCCGAGCCTCGGTCTCGCCTGGCCGCTGCACTCACGAAGGCCGTGCACAAGCGCCTCTTGACGGAGCGGCCTGTGGCGGCTTTACTGAGCGGGGGACTGGATTCCAGTCTGATTGCGGCCTTGGTGCAGCGGGAGCTGCGGGATCTCGGGCTTCCTCCCCTCAAGACCTTCAGCATTGGAATGGCTGGGGCTACTGATTTGAAGTTTGCCCGTATGGTGGCTGATCACATCGGAAGTGATCACACGGAAGTAGTGGTCACAGCGGAGGAGATGTTTGCGGCGATTCCGCAGGTTATTCGGGATATTGAGTCCTATGATATTACTACAGTGCGGGCAAGTGTAGGGAATTGGCTCGTGTCAAGGGCCATTCGTGAGCGGAGTGAGTGCAAGGTCGTGTTCAATGGCGACGGATCCGATGAAGTCTTCGGCTCATATTTGTATTTCTTCCGAGCACCGAATGATGAGGCCTATGAGGCAGAAGTAGACCGGCTGCTGAAGAATATAAGCAAGTATGATGTGTTGCGTTCAGATCGCTGCATTAGCAGTCATGGTCTGGAGGCCCGAACTCCGTTTCTAGACAAGCAGTTCGTGGCTGTTGCACGATCCTATCCCACGGCCCTGCTGCGGCCAGGTGTGAATGGCCAGCCTGAGAAGAAGCTGCTGCGGGATGCATTTGCTGGCTCTGGCTTACTGCCGAATGAAGTGTTGTGGCGTCAGAAGGAGGCATTTAGTGACGGTGTTTCACAGACTGAGTTGTCCTGGTATCAGATCATTCAGAAGATGATAGAGGAGAATAAGATAGTCCCTGAGAATTGGGCAGAGATTGCCTACGAGAAGAATTGGTGGCCGGTGCCTAGCACAAAAGAGGCTTTCTGGTATCGTCAACAGTTTGAGGTCTGGTATCCTCACACGGGAAAGCTGTGGCCATTTTGGATGCCTCGGTGGTCTCCTGAGACGAACGATCCCAGCGCAAGAACACTGGCAAAAATTGCCCCGTAGGTGTGGTGACCTTAGGAAGGGTCCGTCAGCAAAAGTCCGCCAATGCCACCAGGACGCTACTGCCTAGCTCGCCTTACAGAATGGGAAACTACAAAATTCAAGATTGGGCCTGATGGCCAACGAGCATCCTTTGCCATAGCCTGCAAGAATATGGCAAAGGATGGAACCTCCCTCTGTGAGATCTGTCGTGGTCGTCCAAAGAAAAGCAAATATCAATCGTTGATGATGCATGGACTTGTGACAGAGCCAATCCCTGAAGGGTCAAAAATCTATGGAAGTCCCTATTACTGGGAAACCGTAGCAGAGTATGGAGACCCTGAAGAAGAGTGTAAGAGGGGTGCAGTGATGGCACAGTTTGAACTTGAGCGCACCGCATTTCGCCGTGGAGTGCGTCCCTGGCGGGTTCAAAGGCCTAGTGACGAGGAGTTGGAGAATATGAAGAAAGAAAAGCAAAAGGTTGAAGTCAATAAGAAGTCAACCTTGATGGCGAGTGGCTTCATGCTCATCAAGAAAATGTATGAGGAGAGTGAAAAGGAGCCAGAGAAATTGCCGCTTGATACTATTGATATTACACGCATTCAGCTTGATTGTAAAGATGTCTGGTGGGTTCATGAGACAAATATGGTCTTCAGTATTGATGAGAGTGGACAGCCAGATGAATTCTTGGGGTTTAAAGTAGGCGATCGACTGAAACCTGCTAGTTAGAGCGGAAGATCGTAGTAGGAGAGTAGAAATGAGGCGGTTACTCAGTCTTCTTTTCACCTTGGCTAGTGTGGCGGCGTCTTTTTCACCTGACTTGGAGTCAGGGCCTGGTCCTCCCAGCTCAGGGGAAGTATGGATAACTACAGGACTTGAATCGTATGAAAGAGAATTAATAGGGGCTGGTGCACTCCCTACACAATCAGGAACTTCAACCAGGACATCAACACGCTCGGCCCTCGCCTCCATGAGTCTGAGACCCAGTCAAACCAGCAGTCGCTCTGCTCGCCCCTCTAACACAGCCACATCCTCCCCTTCTTCTACGAAAACAGCCACGAACTCAAGAACTTCCACAGGGTCCTCAAGTTCAAGCAGAACACCCACAAATTCCAAGACGATTACCTCATCTTCAACAATCTCTAAGACAATTACATCAAGCCGCACAACAACGGCAACAACCTCACAGACAAAATCCACAAGTTCAAGTGCAACGGCCACAAGAAGTGCAACAAGTTCACGCTCTTCTTCTGCGACGAACTCTCCCTCCAGGTCAATGACCGCCTCCAAGACAGTCACTTCTAGTTCAATACCTTCAAGATCTGGATTTCAGAGTCGAACTGTAAGTGCAACTTCACGGCCTAGTCTATCCGTTATTGGATCAAGAACTTCTTCTTCATCCCCGACGCTTACAAGAACATCAAGCAGTTCAAGGTCTTCGACTGTGACTTCATCTGGTTCAAGGTCCATAACTTCCTCTCGGTCCTCTACCATCTCTCCCTCTAGAACTTCTGTTCAAACTGCAGATCCTACAGAGACATCCAGTCGTTCTTCTACCAGATCTGTGAATCCCTCAAGATCTTCTTCTCCTTCAGGACAAGGCACAAGATCTGCAAGTTCAACAGCGACTACATCAAGAACTATGAGTAGTTCAAGGAGTGCAAGTTCAACAACTTCCTCAACTCGTTCTCTCAAACCCACAGATTCAGCAACAACCTCTTTTACACCTTCCAAAAGCTCAAGCACTAGTGTAACAGGGAGTGCGACGTCAGTCCTTTCAAAAACCACGTCTGCCTCTTCAACTGGATCGGCCTCTCTTTTTTCTTCGAAAAGTTCTTCAGTTTCTGTGTCTACAACTACATCTCCTCGGTCTTCAAGGTCACAGACCATGTCTGTCTCTGGATCAAGATCTCCTCCTCTTACACGCTCCCCATCAATCTCAGGCTCTTCCACAGTAAGTGTAAAAGGGAGTAGATCTGGATCTACTACGACAACTGGTTCTCGTAGTTCAACACAGACTCGCAGTAGCACTGCTGCATCTTCAAGTTCTGCGACGGTCAGTCAAACCTTGAGTAGCACCCGTTCAATTACGGATACTCCCACTGCATCTTCTTCTTTATCTCCTTCACCCTCTATTACATCTTCTCGCACATCCACTGTCTCAGCTTCTCTTACGGGATCTCGATCTGCCGATGCGAGTGCAACAGGTGCAGTCACTCCTTCAGGAAGTGCATCTGACTCTATGACATCTACACGCTCTCTGAGTCGCACGGGGACAGTATCAAGTTCTGTATCAGGAACTCAGTCTTCTACGGTGTCGGTGTCAAACAGTGGGATTGCAACGGCAACCCAGAGTATTTCCTCTTCAAAGTCTTCAACTGGATCCACCTCTGCTACTTCTTCTATTTCAAGTTCAAGGTCTCCAAGTGCCTCGACTAGTTCAAGTGGAGCCGCCTCGCTTAGCTCTACAGGATCTAAGAGTGGAAGTCAGACAAAGACAATGTCTGTAAGTGCGTCAACCTCTTCCTCTCTCAGTGGGTCAAAGACGTCTAGTGTGTCTGGAAGCTCAAGTGGAGTCTCTACAGCCTCTGCAACCGCTTCGAGCTACACGAGTGCAACGGCAAATCCTTCTGTCACCCCTGCTGAAACTGGTTCTTCGAGTGCATCCAAGACAACCTCTCTATCACCATCTTCTTCTGCAAGCCCCTTTCCCACACAGTCTTCTTCTGGAAGTCCGAGTGAAACAGGAAGTCATTCGGCGAGTGGATCTGCTTCCCCCATGGCCTCTTTTACATGGTCTGCAACGGTTTCTTCTTCTTTCTCTGCCAGTTCTACGGTAAGTGTAACAGGGAGTTCATGGGAGACTCCTTCTGCAGCTGCTTCTTTGAGTGTCTCTGCCACGGGCTCCCCTTCTGAAAGTTCTGGGCCCACTTTTACTGCGGCGGCCTCTACTAGTGCTTTGGCCTCCCAGTCCTCCCAGCCTTCAGTCTCTGGCTCTCCTTCTTTCACTCCATTCCCTTCTCTGACTTCAGTTCCTACTTCATCAGGATCCGCTTCTTTCTCCCCCAGTGAAAGCCCTGCTGCCTCTGAGACTCCTGGGCCCACTTTCACTGCGGCGGCTTCTAGTAGTTCTCTCCCCTCCCAGTCCTCCCAGCCTTCGGCTTCTCCCTCTCCTTCTTCTAGTTCCAGCCCCTCGCTATCCCCAGCCGCCTCTTTCACGTGGTCAGCCACTGGAAGTGCTTCTGTGAGCAACCCTCCAACACCAACTTCTTGGCCATCTGAATCTCAGACAAGTCTACCTTCTGTATCACCAACATCCAACCCCAGTCAAAGCTCAGGCCCTACATTTACACCCTTTCCCTCCTGGACCCCTACCACATCCTCTTCCACCAGTTCATCGTTCTCCCCTATAACAAGTCCAACTTCATATCCCTCCCTTTCCCCTTCCACATCATCAACTGTATCCCCTTCTTACTCAACATCCTCTCTCAGAACACAAACCCCTCTTCCCTCTGCATCCACCTCGATCTCAGGAAGCACATCTGCATCCAGCACACCCACTCTCACTGCAACCCAGACCCCTACTCAAACAACAAGTCAAACAGGCACACAAACCATCACACAGACTCCCAGTAAGACTATGACGCAAAGTCCGAGCCAAACACCCAGTCAAACGCCTACACAGACACAGAGTCAAACAGGCACTCAGACTCCTAGTCGCACTCAGACCTCATCTCAAACACCTAGTCAGTCAAGGACCCAAACCCCCAGTCAAACACTCACACAAACAAGAAGTCAAACAGGCACTCAGACTCCTAGTCGCACTCAGACCTCAACTCGCACAGGCTCCTTCTCTAGCAGTGCAACTCCCTCAAAATCTCGGACTGGCAGTCAAACTCCGAGTCGCACACAGACACCTAGTCGCACAGGCTCCTTTTCGCTTACACAGACGAGAAGCCAGACAGGCACACAAACCCCTAGCCGAACAGGCTCTTTCTCTGTTACACCTAGCAGAACATCCACTCCATCAAAAACCCCCACACTTTCAGGCACTTCATCAAATACAGGAACAGGGACAGGAACCCCTTCAGCAGGAAGCTCTGTTACACAAACACCAACACAAACAATTACGTCTACATCATCTCTTACACGAACAGTTACGCCTACAAGAACTTCTACTCCTTCACAGACCCCCTCTCGCACACAAACTGAGTCACAGTCACCAACTCGCAGCCGCACAGGATCACACTCTCTAACAAGAACTCGCACAGGATCACAAACTCCTACTCGCACACAGACAATTTCCAATACAATGTCACCTACACGCACACCAACACAATCGGGCACACCCTCTAATACAGGCACTGGCACAGGAACTTCATCATCAGGAAGTTCCACAAGTCAAACACCATCGTCTCCTCCCACAACAACCCCATCGGTTACACCTTCAAGGACTCAAACACCCTCTGCCACTCCATCAATTACAATAACTGCAACCCGTTCAACCACCTCAACACCAACAACGTCTCGCACTAAAACTAGTTCAACTACACCAACTCCTTCACGAACTGGTTCATTTACTTCATCTCGCACAACAACCCCTTCAAAGACAGCATCTTTTACTGTAACCCGAACCCAGACTGGTTCATTTACTTCATCTCGCACAACAACCCCTTCAAAGACTGGATCCTTCACAGGGACTCCCAGTAGAACAGGCTCTTTTACTTCATCTCGCACAACAACCCCTTCAAAGACTGGATCCTTCACAGGGACTCCCAGTAGAACAGGCTCTTTTACTTCATCTCGCACGAGAACCCCATCTTTTACAAGGACTCGCACACCCACCCCCACACGATCCTAAATTTAAGATGTAGAAGAAGATGGACGCTTCACGCCTCACTGAAATTCGCAGAAATCAAACACTCTTTTTCAATTCTCAATTGAATCCGAGTCAAATGCGAAAGGCGGTTGATAATGAGACCTTACTTCAGGTGATAGAAGGAGGTCAGCCGCAAATCTACCAATATAAAATCCTCTCTGATCCACAAGCCCTTCTTTCAACACTGAGAGGCGGAGATACGTATCACTATACTACCGACGAGGCAATCTTTTCAACCCTAGGGTCACTCATGAGCTACAATGCAAGTTTGAGTATGGGCCCTACGCTTTGCTCCCGTATTTACTACCTCTATTTGCTCACGATCAGTGCTGGATGGGCGTGGACATCTGGGTCAACTCGTATAACAGGTGTAAAAGATAATTGGGATTGGTCTTCCGCTAATCGTAGATATATTGGCGATGAATTGGACCAGTTCAGCTGGATGGTCCGAGTGCTCACCTATACCATGCCCTTTTTCGTTCCCAATTACGACACTTCTTCCTTGTTAGCAAACGAGCGGCGTGCACGTGGCTGGGACGAAGCTACACAGACCAGCCAGGCTCTCAGAATCCAGGACGCAGGAAACTGGTCTGCCTGGAAATCGGCCTGGGATACCTGGTGGACAGGCCGTGATAATGATGGATATATAGCAGCGAAGACTGCCCCTGCAAATAGCGATTTGCCTAATGGAGCTACGGTGCTTATTGTAGAGCAGACACAGAATTTTAATGATGCAGTCGCCTACCCGAATCCTGATAAATGGACCCCATTACAGATTGGAGGTGTGAAAAAGAACTGGCTCACTATGAACTGGGCTTCGGTGCAGTCAACGGGTATTACAGGATCCGATGACACGGCCATTCAAACAGCTGCCGCTGCTGCCTTCCCTACTTCCCCTGCTCGCACGACTGAACTCAATACCCTGTTAGCGCTCGTTCAGGCGCTTACGGATGAACAGAAGATCATTGCAGAATTCTGGGCAGGAGGGCCCAATACAGTAGCACCCCCTGGCATGTTCATTTGGTTCTGGAAAGAGTATGCAAGAGGAATGAACACCTTTCACACAAGAGGTGCAGAGACTTTTTTCTTCTCAGGCCTCGACCTTGCTATGCAATTGTTCGAGGGTGGGCGGAACACCTGGGCTCTCAAGAAGACTTACAAGCAGGCTCGGCCAATTCAAGAGTTCCGTCGCAGCCAGGCGGGCAACACCTTGACCAAATACGACGGCACCTCGATTGCAGGAAATCTCTGGGTCCCTTACCAAACAAGTAACTTTGTTACACCGCCATTCCCCGATTTCCCCAGTGGACACAGCACCTTTTCACAGATCTTTGCGAATGTCATGGGTGACTGGTTTGGTCCTGCAATGCCGACCTTGCAGATAACTCACACAGACCTCAAGTTGTTGAGTCCCATTTTGGCGTCGTCCTTCTCAGAGGCCTATAATGAGATCCAGATTGCAGCAGGGTCAAGTGAAATCCAGCCAGGTGTTGTGCCGGCTGCAATACTTACGCTGTCGTGGGCCAGTTGGCAGGATATGGCTGACCAGGCAGGCATTTCACGGCAATACGGTGGAATTCACGCACAGTCGGCGCACGTGGGTGGGCAAACAGTGGCGAACCAGCTGAAGAGCAGGGCTCGGGCTGCATGGGGCCTCAGTGTTTAATGCGTTTGGATTGGCCTATTTTCCTTACCGATGGTAATTGGGGAGCCCACCCCTTCTCTTTGCTCAGGCTGACAGCCCTCGCAATGTGAAGATGAAATCTTCTCGTAGCTCGCCGCCCAACGGGCCGGCTTGCTAAGTGAAGGCAAAGCCTTCTCGTAGCTCAATTGGTAGAGCGGAGGACTGTAGTTGCTCGTGAACAACTGGTCAAGAGTTCTCCTCAGGTCACTGGTTCGATTCCGGTCGAGAAGACATCCCCCTTGGTTTGATAGCTCAGTTGGTAGTAGCATTCGGCTGTTAACCGAAAAGTCGTGGGTTCAAACCCCACTCAGACCGATCTCCTTTTACATATGTCATTGTGTAAAAGGTGATATCTGGACGAGCAGTGCCTCAGATGCGATGACTCCGTGATACCACCCTTTTCCTGCGCTACCCCTTCACCACTTAAGGTGGCTCCTTGAGTATCCGAAAATTAAATATACACTTGTGTTATTTTTTAGAGACACAATCAATTCACAAGCTGTAGTTAAAGTAATTCAATTGTATAGAAAAAACGGTGTGGTGGACACGGGAGGCATGGAAACTGAACTACCCTGGATTAGCCGCCAGGGTTAGTTGTATATTCAATAGGTTCTGAGGTTTTCGCTACTTACTACGTTTTCTTGAGAACTGGCCCTTTTCGAAAGAACGTGATTCCAACGGGATAGCAAAGAGGTATTGCGTTGGGCTCATAACCCAAAGGTCCGTAGATCGAAACTACGTCCCGTTACTTTCTTTTTTTGGCGTTTGAGAAACATCAAAAAAAGATAAGGTGTCAAAGTAGTATGTCAGATGAGAATGCGGATGCCACAGCGACGGCAAGGAGTCGTCTTGGTAGAAGTGCTGCCGCTCGTGCTACAGGGGGATTACCGCCAACCTTCTCTGGTGCTCGAGCTGAGGAAAATCAAGTAAGGGCAGGGGCTGCAGGGAGTCCTCCAAGAGCAGCAGTTGTTCAGACTGTTCCAGGAAGTCCTGGTGAGCAGAGTCAAACTTCGGACTATTTGCCAGGTGGTAGCCTTGGAAGTGAAGGGGGCACAAATGTCGATGAAAGTGAAAGGGGGAGTGAAACAGCCAGTGCTGCAGGCGAATCTCAGAGGGATGCTAGTTTAAATGCTGCCCTTGCTGCCTTTGCTCAAGTACCAACACCAGAAGAACAAGCTGCATACGAAGCTGGACAAGCTGCGAGGGCAAGAGAAGCAGAAGCCGCAGTAGGGTGGGCAACAGGTTCCCTTTCAACTGATGCAGGCCTTGCAGCGATTTCTGGAGGTGTGTTTGCAAAAGTTCAAGAAAGGGCAGAAGCAGCAAGGGCAGAAGCAGCAGGTGGGGCAGCAGGCGGCCAAGCCATACAATTTTTAAATGCATACCAAATTCTTCAACAAGGGCTTGAAAATCCCCTGTATCAAAAGGCACTCTATACCTACATACTTTGCTGGATCTTGGATGGCCTCGGCCACGATATGATCTACGGAAACAGTCCTAATCTGAGTGCTTTACTCGCAGTTTTTCTACAAGCGCATCCAGAACTTCAAGACACATACAAAGCGGAGTTAAAGAGGATTATTCTTCCAGGCAAAGGGGATGCATCTGCGAAGGCTGTCATTGTCAATGCACTGAAAGACTTGGCAACCTCTATGGGCCTAGATCTTAGCACATCAAGGCCATTCTCTTACAATGCAGCAGGTGGAGATGCACTTGTTGCATTACTAGGTCAAGTTCCAGGTGTCCTTTCAGTCGATTCTCTGAAAGGCGACTATAAAGATATGCTAGTAAGGGCAAGTAATAGCATACAATTGTATTTTGCAAAATCTGCAGCTGTTGCAGGCGATCCTGCATCCTTTAATCCTAGCACATCATCTGGTGAAATAAATACTAAAGGAGGAACTATTCCTGTAGTAACACAAGCAGTTGCACATATAGTAAATGGTGCAGCTTCTATGCCGATGTCTCGACAAACAGATATGGCATTTTCAAATGTAGAATCGGGGGAAGTGACTAAAACAATTCAGCTTAGTGACACAAAAAGAATCACGGCCACATTTACAAACAAGGGTGTTTCTATTACACAAATGCAGAAACTCAATCGGTTTTTACTTGGACTTCCTGAACCTGCATTCCAAATGGAAGGCCCTAATACTATAGTAAGTGCAACCGCTACAAATCCATTACGAATTCAATTTACCCCTGACAGAGCCGCTTTTACACAATATGAACAAATAGCTGCATGCGTAGGATTGAAAACAGACGGTGATTTCGGAATTGGTCGTATTATGTCAGATTTGGCAGCCCCTACCTATACGAGGGGGGGTGGTCAACCAAATTTAACTCCTGGAAATTATGTGGATATACATTTAACAATTGATAATATCGCCTATGAATTTGGCCGAGTCTTTTGCTCAAAAATCAGTTGTAAATTAAATAGCAATAATTTTGAACTTTATAAAGGATCCTCTGTAAGAAGTGAGACTACTAGAGAAAATATTAATGCATTATTAGGGGTAATCAGAAGTAAATTCCAAGTAGGGGGGACTTTTCAGTCGACACGAACATTTGTAACAGGTGGTATACCTGAACACATTGATTGCACAATTCTAGCGTTATATAATCATGTAGGAAACATAGAAAATGCAAGGACACCCGAAGAAGAAGTAGAGGGTTTACTCCAACAAATACGTGATCCAACTATACTAAGGGTTTATGAGCCTAGCCCAGAAGATCCGCCTGGCAAGGTTGAAATTTATAGAAAGGTTGCTGATGAATTTACCGAAGTATCTCGTAGACTTGATGCAGCAGCTGATAAAAAAGTAGAAGCAAGGGCTATACTTGCTAAAGAAGGATTAGAAGCACGCCTTACATCAATTCGCAGGGTATGTGATGATTATACGGGAACAAGGAGGTATAGATTAACAAATGTTGGCGAGCAAAGGCGTGCAGATGGAATGGAATATGCACGGGGAATTATACAAGTAAGGACACGTGCCATAGAAAGAGTAGGAGAGAGGGCAAATGTTATTGTAAATTTATTGATAAAATATCACTTAAAACTTGCAGAACTATCTGCCACATATAATTTAATGTATTCAGAACGCTTCGTAGATCCCATAAAAATGCTGAGTGCAGAAAGTCTACCTGGCCTCACCACCCTCTATACAGTGCCTAATCGTTATGAAGATGAACTTTGTAATGTAGATACTACATTGCTCGATTCCCAACTTTTAGCGGTGCAAGCTATTTCTAGAAATTTAGAAGGTGGACATGCTGATAAAAATCTAATGAAACTATTGACAAAGTTATTTATTCAGTTAGGATTCCCTCCTCGTATTTCTTCGATAGTAGCAGGGAATTTAACTGCTCAGTTTACTTCTACACACCGTCAAAATAGAGAGAAAGTTGACGAGGTTAATTTCGTAGATGAAGTAAGTGACGAAGAACCTATAGCTGAGCAAAATGTGGCTGCATTTATAACAGGGCGCACGAGTAAATTAGCAGAATTAGGTAACGATGAAGATGCAGTAAATGAAGAATATGAAAAACTAAATTTAACATATTTAACAGATGAAAAATTCACCGAACTAGTGAGACAAATGGAAAATGCAGCATCTAATGCAGGATATGCAGCAGCAAGTGAAGGAGAGAGTGAAGAAGGGGTAGGAGCTGCAGGCGGAAGTGCCGCAGCAGGGGGAGAAGGAGCAGGTGGTGCTCCAGGTGGCGGTGCCGCAGGCGGAAGTGCTGTAGCACAAGCCCGCAGAACATCAACAAGGTTCACACCGAATTATCCTGTTAAACTTCCTCGCCAAGTAGTCATCCCTTTCAGAGAAAATGCAGGTGGAGGAATCAGTGATCCAAAACTAATTAGTGTTGAAAGGGGTGTTGCCTTATATTACTATCAAGATCAATTTTGGAATATAGTAACAAATGATAATATGATATACGAGGCAACTCCCGTTCAAGGCGGCGGTTCTGGTTCTCGCAATCGGAAATACAGGAATAAAAAAACACACAAAAAGGTAAAAAAGTCAAGTCGGCCCTCCAAAAAACAAAAAAAAAGTAAAAAAAAATCAACTTAATCCCCTTTAACAGTATGTAAAAAGAATGGACTTTGACTCTTGCTCGAAAGCATGGCTTTCCAACAAGAGGCGTGTGGGTGCTTGTTATACTTACTTATGTTCTGTATCTGGGTGTAAGAGGGTATGTTCGAAGGATCGCTTTGGGATGCAGGGGCTTACTTGTCGCCAGCACCAGCAGCAGGAGGAAGCGCAGGGACAGAAGGACACAAAGGGCAGAGGGCATTCCAAGACACAGGGAACCGCTCCGCAATCAGCTGAGACACGGCCTCTGCATACTGCCGAATCTCCCACTGTGCCGCAGGATCAAGGCGTAGGACACAGAGTCGTGCATAGGCGGCGAGGCTCCCCGTCTCGATCAGCTCCGTATACATACCCTGAGGCAGCACCGTCCTCGCCACTTCAGGCGCCACACCCATCTGCAGCAGTTCCTCGTAGGTCTCCTCGGCTCGGTCGTTCATGTCCTTGATCATGGCCATTGCGAGGTCATTTGCAGGAACCGACTCCGCCTTTGATCCCTGCTTCAGCTTGGCATCACGGGCACGCACAGCAGTAGGCAGGTAGGATTCAGGCTTCTCATCCACGTAGCGGCGACTCACCTCATTGCGGGCGAAACCGATCTGGTGACGATACCACTCACGGGCCACGAAGATAGGCATCTTCAGTCGTAGACGGACCTGGGGGTGAAAGAAAGGAGTCACATGATGATGCTCGGCGAGATACTTCACGAGCTTGCTGTCACGCTCCGTCATCTCGTTTGACTCCTTGTGGAAACTCACACGGGCAGCATTCACAACGGTGAGATCATCCCCAAACACATCCAGAAGTTCCACGTAACCCTTGTCTAGCACAGAGACACGGTTAGCGGGAGCGGGAGCGGGAGCGGAAACGGAAGCGGAAACGGCAGGACTTGTCATTCTGGTAAGCTGGACTAGCAATCGCCGCCATTGTTTAAAGCAATTTTTTTCGGTTTGCAGGAAATAACGATAATATTGATGTTAAAGAGATGGAGTGGAGACTTGCTGTAGCCACCCTTTTACTCGGTGTTTTGCTTTCGTGTGTCCTATACCTGGCGTTCCAAGTCATACCCCCTGAGCGGACAATCATAGAGGTAGAAAAGGAACCCAAGCCTCATGTATTGGAGTCAAAGGAGATAGAAGCGGGTGCTGATGTTCGCACAGCCATGTTTCCGATGGATATCGGCTCCAACAAATACGTGGATGCGAGCGGAAACATTGCATATCCCTTTTAACACATGGAAAAAATTGAACCCTCGACGGCCTGATGTTAAAGGAGGTCCCCCTTTAACACCAGTCAAGGACAGTCAACAATGGAGTATGAAACTCTGGAGAAAATGACGGCGGAAGAGCGCCTGGCCGCAGGCTACTTGTTCATGGACTCCATAGACGGCGAGCCGGCCCAGTTCATCCCTTGGTCTCCCCCTGAGGCGGATCCGAGTCCTGAGGTGGTTGCCGCAGCCCAGGCCGCAGCTTCTGCCTTGATCCCAAAGAAGGTATCCCCTGCCTATGAGATTATGGAGGCTGTGCAAGAGTATTACAGGGCGCAGGGAACAGGAGTGCCTTCTGCAGATATGAAGGGCTGTCTGGAGTTAGTCAAACTCGAGAAGGCACCTAAGGCGCCTGAACCTGAGTTACCGCCGGCTAAGCCGGCTCGGCCCGAGTATGGCTCGAAAGAGTTCTGGGCGGCCTACTGGGCCAAGAAGAGAGCGGCGGGCCATGTGACAAAGAAGGATGCTAAGGCTTCTGGGGCCGCCGCTGCCACTGCCAGCAAGAAATAAAGGGCATTTGTCTTATAGAGTGGAATTAATACTTGCCGTTTTTATCCTTACTGCTGCTGAGAAGAAGTGGCCCGCAGGATGCTTGTCACATTCCGCTGAGCCCGATTGCTAAACGGACTCTGCAGATTGTCTACCTGGGCAGTCCTCTGCGGCGGCGAAGCCGGTGCAGATGCAGGCATGGCAAATCGCACCTGTGGCTGGGGATCTTCCATAGGCTGCGACGACGCTACTCGCAGCCCTCGGCCCAGGGCCAGGTAAGCACTGTGCTGTGCCATCTGTGTAGTCTCCATGGGACTGAGGTAATTGCGAGGATTCCGCAGGCTCTCCATCATATTCTCCATGTCGTCAATCATCATCTGAACCAACTGCTCACTCGCATAGCTCAGCCCCTTCAGCTGATTGCAGAGGCCCTCGGCCTTGGCCAGCCAATCCGCCGTGGAGTGAGCCTGACTGTTCGTCGAATAGGCCTTCAGCAGAGAACTCACCTCATAGCGGTAATGCGCTTGCTCCATGGCCTTTGGCACACATTCGTCCACCGAAGGGACAACCACAGGCACCATCGCATCAATGATACTGTGATTCACCATGTTGTGACCCGTGATGCGGACCTCGGTAACACCAGCAGGGAGTTCACACAGGACAATGACCTCATTCTCTGCATATACATCCCCCACACGCACCTCTTTTACACCATTCGTCTTCTCAATCACCGTGTAACCAGTGAGCGGCTTGGAATTCGGCGGCAGATGAACAACCACATTCTGTGCAACAACCGTGGTCAGACCACCCAGCACTTCACCAAAGGTCGTTGCCACCTGCTCCAGGTTGTAGACTACATTGTAGGATCCCTTGCCCACCGTGGCCATATCCTGTAGAAGTGCAGCGAAGTGGTCGTGACTGTATCCAATGGTGGTCAGGGTGAGATCTGACCACTCCTCGGTAATCCGAGTAACAATCTCTTTCAGAGCCTCTGGACTCGATGCACCACGGTTTGCATGACCATCCGTGAGCATGAGGATACCAGTCTTGCGACTCTGAGCTGCCCCTGCACCTGACTCGGAAGCGGCTGCAGAATGCCCCTCCAGACAACTGCGAATGTTCATGAGGCCGGCTGACATGTTGGTGCAGCCATCGGTCTTGAGACCCTGGACCTTGTAGAGAATTGCACTCTTCTCGGCGGCACTGATGCGGTCGAGAAGAATATCTGAGGTTTCGCCGAATGTAATGACACTTACAAGGTCATCGTCCTGCAGGAGTGGAATGATGAACTCCATGGACTTTTTAACGTTGCCGAGCTTTCCAGAATCATTCATGGAATCGCTGACATCAATGACGAAGATGAGATGAACAGACTGACGAACATCGGCTACATCTCCCTTTAGGAGAATGCCGGCCTTGGCCGGTGGCTCGGCGGCGGACGTGAAGAATCGTGCAGAGGTGTTCATTCTGAATGCGGGGACTGTGTAAAAGGGGTTGCTTGGAGGGTTCAAATTTATTGGCGACTGCTTTTCTTGCCTTTCTTGCCCTTGCCTTTTCGTGTCTTCTTGGACTTCTTAGTCTTCTTGGACTTCTTAGTCTTCTTGGATTTCTTAGTCTTTTTGGACTTTTGGGACTTTTTGGCCCGCCGCCCGCCTTCCATCTCCCCTTCCTCATCCTCCATGGCATTGAACTCTTCGGGTGTCATGACAGGTGTGTCCTCTGCATTTGCATTTGCCTGAGCCCCAGCCTCATCCAAATAGCTGAGATTGCTGAGCACCTCCCGCACATTGAAGTTGCGAATCGGCTGCAGATCAATCTCATACTCACGAATCAAGTGCTTCATCACACGAATCACCGCATCATGCTTCTTCTTGATATCAACACGATGGTTCGCATATTCATCATCCACGAACAGCTCATATAACGCATCCTTCAAGTGCGCCATGCCATTCACCGTGCTCAAGGCGTAGGAGTACTGGATATCGGGGTCCTCGACCGCAGCAATCCGCCCCACATGTTCTAGCTCAGAGTTTGCCCACATCATCACACCCTTCAAGGTCGCACCGTATTGTTTAGGAGCAGCCATCTAATGAAGGACTACAAGGAAAGAAAAATGCGGGTTCTGGATCCTGAAAAAGCAGCCCTCATTTATTACGCATCCTTTGCAACTGGACTCACTGCCACATATGGATTGTATCAGGGACATCAACTCGCCTTTTGCCCAGCCGCAGTCTTTACAACATCCATCCTATATTGGCGAGATCCTATTGCCAACTCCTGGAGGCAATACCTTGATATACTTGCAGTGACAACAGCCACACTATACTCCTTTACCATGGCATTCGAAGAACCTAATAGACTTTATTTTTATACTTTTTCGGGACTGGCGATCATCTGCTATCCAATCGGTTACCTATATCATTTTAAAGGGGATTATTGGGGATCCACCCTTTCACATCTTATCCTTCATCTCTTTGCAAATCTGGCGAATCTTGCACTCTATCAGACAAACACCCAGCCACATCCAGGAAAAAATTGAATCAGGTGGCCTCGCCCCAGCCACAAAGTCCCAAGCTAAAACCGCCCTCTAAAATGTCTGGAACTCTCGGTCTCACTGTCGCCGGCCAGCAGCTCGACGAGTCAATTCATGGACTCGCCGACAAGATGCTTCGCCGCCGTCTCATCAAGTTCGCCAACAAGGCGACGACCATGGTGAAGCAGGTCCACAACACTGCCGACTGGACGCAGGACTCCAAGGAGAGTATGCTCACTATCCTGCGGGATTTCTACCTGAAGGAGATCTGTGACCGCTTTCCCCGCATCGACGATCAGGCATTCTACGCCCTCCGCAACTACATCAAGTCGATTGCAACTCCTGAGTTCACCCCTGAGACTCGCACGCAGCTCGCCATTCAGGATCGCCAGCAGTTTGCACGAGTGCGCCAAGCCGTGGATGACGATTCCAACATGGCCATGAAGATGGTCCTGGTTGGCCTGTTTACCGTGTGGCTCCTCACTGTCCTCTATGTGCCGCTTATTGGCAAGCCGAGCCCCTTTCGCTGACTACCCCGCTGCCTAAACTAGTGTAAAAAGGAGTATGTTAAAGGATGATTCTCTTTTTGTCTCATATCCTCTTTTATGACCTCTGGTTCTATGCATCACACCTCCTTCTTCATACGCCAACCTTCTTCTGGATTCACCGACTCCATCATACCAAAGTAAACCCTACCTTCTTTGACACCTACCTCGGCCATCCCCTGGAATCTCCGCTCCAAGGCCTCGGATTCTTAGCCCCACTTCTCTTCAGTTCCCCTGGGGTTGAAACGATCCTCGCATTCCTGTTTGTCAATGTTAGAGGGATATTGCGCCATGATGCCAGGACTGCTTGGATCGTTGGCAACCACCACCTTTTACACCACCAATACGTTCACTGGAACTACGGCGAATACTGGATTGATGCGCTCTGCGGGACTTCACGCTCCCCTTAAACTTCCTGTGCACGGCCAAGGTGTTTTTCTCTTCAAAGTGGACACTGCAACTGGAGAAAATGCCTCCTTCACATTCTATAACAAGGACAAAACGACAGGTCTGCGTGTGAAGTTGAGCGAGTCATCCATCGTTGTCTCTATAGTTCAGGACGAGGCAGCCCTCACCGATCCCAAGAATACCAGGGGGTTGACCACAAAACCAGGTGCTTTCTATTGGTTCAGCTTGGATTCCCAGAACCAACAGCTGTATGCTGGAGTAGGAGAGGCCAGAATTGAAAATGTTGCATACTCCTACAAGTTCGAGGACCCCAATCAAAGAATAGCGAACAAGGCGTTCCTCGAAAGCCTCGTGACGATTGATGAACTCTCCTCGAACATAAAACCCATGAAGCTCCTGCGTGACCCTATAACACAAACGGTCCCTATGCTTGTAAAAGCGATGGATGACCTCACAATGAATGATGTGGCGAGTGGATCTGTTTTGCCCGTGGCGAACCTAGCAACAGTTGGCCAAAAGCTCTACAATTGTATCGCTGGCAAGAAGTTCATATTGGATGATGCCGATTTTCCCGAGTTTTCTCAGGCGATTGAGCACAGTATTCGAACCCCTGGTTGCTGGTGTAATAGGAGGTTGCAGGAGAAGAGCACAGAGTTCAACAAGGACAAGCCGAATCTTGCAGAGACCTATTTGCGTATAACACTCGGACAAAACAACGGCGAATCTCCTGGGATTCCTTATGTGATGGAGATATGGCCTGTTGGCCATTACTCTCCTATTCACAATCATGCAGGGGGCGAGGCCGTCATACGAGTGCTTCACGGCTCTATCCATGTAAAACTCTTTCCATTTTTGTGTGCGTCGATCGACGGTGTTGATCCGTTCGCCGAAGTGGAATTTCATAAGGGAGATATTACATGGATAAGCCCCACACTCAACCAGACCCATCAACTCCAAAATCTAGAAGGAAACAAAGATACTTGTATAACAATCCAGTGCTACATGTATGATGAAACGAACAATAGGCATTATGATTATTTCGACTATATCGATGATACTGGCAAGAAGGAGCAATATGAGCCTGATTCTGACATGGACTTCTTAACCTTTAAGAAAACAATGAAAAAGGAGTGGGCTGCTTTCGTAGAGCGCAGAGTGCAAGGACTGCAAGGACAACAAGGAAAAAGATGGGCCTGCTTTTAAGAACCGCCAGGTGCCAAAGTTAAGAACGCCCCTTTAGGGGCGTTTTCATTTATGGGCACCTGGGTGGCACGACAGTCTAAGTGCCTAAGATCGCACTCCTACGGAGTGCTTAACTTCGGCACTTAGCGGAACTTGCCTCGGGCACTTTTACCACACTTGCATACCTACAGCCGCTGGGCCATTCAATGGTGTCCATTTCTCTAGGATCAGGCAACTGCAAGTCCACGTGGCTTTCCAAAACCCTCAGGGGCGGTTTCGGAAATCCATTGAACTCTGTGCTCGTCACCGTGGTGTAGGCCCCCATATTGGGAAACCAGAGCCAATCACCGACCATCAACTCCTCCGCAGCAGTCGCCATGGCAATCATATCCACAGAATCACACGTTCGCCCATACAAGACCGCAGGCTTATTCTCCCGCCGAGCTTCACCAGGCATACGAATACGGATCCACTTGGGCTCAGCGTGGTCATAGGGAATGCAGGAGAATTGGCCGTATAAGCTCTCGTCCAGCGTGTAGCGATAACCAGAATTGGCAGCACAAGGCTTCTTCCCTATGACCTGCACAAAGAGGTCATGGCTCTTCGCCGCAAAAAAACGACCAGGCTCCGCAACTACACGAACCACAGGGGGCAACCTCTTACATGCTTCCTGGATCGAGGCAGCAGCTTCACGAAACAAATCGGCGTCTGCCGAAAATCCACCTCCAATATCCAGTAAAGTCGCTTTTTCTTTTTGTTTACTGTGAGCATTCAGTATATCTAGGCACTCATTTGCTTCTTGAATAGCCGACTTGTATTGAGATGCCCTCTTACATCCACTTCCCACATGAAAGCTCACACCTGCAATACGAATCTCTTTGAGGGCGGCGTAATTTGCGAGGGACTTGATGTTAGAGGGGTGAAGGCCAAACTTGGCTGAAAATGGCATTGTGCTCCCTGTATCATCCACCGCAATACGAATGAGCGCATCTCCTTTCCAATTGGCCTCGACCAGTTTATCAACTTCCTCATGACTATCGATGACTGTTGTATTGATTTTTTGAATAGATGCATTTATGATGTCATTGAACTTCTTACAGGGGTTTGCAAACAAGATATCAGGACGCTTGGACGTCTGTAAAAGATCCCTCACAGAAATAATTTCCCTTGCCGATGCACAATCGAACCCAACACCTGCATGAGCCAACCATGACATTAACCAGGGTTCGGGATTACACTTTACAGCATAGTATGGTTTGATACCGGGGAGTTGAGAATTCCATAACCCTATTTGTCGCTGAACACGTTGTTGCGAGACTGCATAGAAGCTTCCCTTACCACTTGTGAGTAGGCCGGGAGATGACAGAATTGCTTGTAGTTTTTTCAGTGTTGCCGTTGATACCTGAACCTGATAAAAAAGATTTAGGCTGTTTGGCCTGGCCTAAGTTGGTGGTGACTGTGTAAAAGGAGAATGCCTGCGGGGTGTGAATCGGGAGGCGGACAACCTTCCTTATCCATCAGGGTGCAGGGTGGATTTGCTAATCGCCTGAGGGCCATTGTCTCAGCGGCCCTCTGGGCAGAAGATGTGGGCCGAAAGCTGGTCGTGTATTGGCCAGTAGAGCCTGGAAAGATGCCGTGTCGCATGGAGGAGATCTTTGTGCCTGGGTCAATTCCTGGACTCTGTTGTGTGCACGCCGGTTACTTATCATCGGCTCACCAGGTGTTAGATGAGAATGATATGCTTACTGTGGTGAATCTCTTCAAAGGCATGGAGGACATTCGGATTGAAAGCTATGCGACGTTTCATGCTGATCTGCGCCAATTCACTGCTCGGGGTCAGGCCGCCCTGCGCCAACTTCGCATTCAGCCTCGCCTCGAAGAACAGGCAGATAGACTGTGGAAAGAAGTCGGCGGACAGACTCATTGGATCGCTGTTCACTTCAGGGGCACGGATCATCAGAAGTGCATTGCCGCTTCTCCTCCTGAAAAGTTCGTGGAGGCAATGGCGACAATCCAGCAGGAGATACCAGAGCAGAAGTTCTTACTCTGCACAGATGAACCAAGGCTTCCAGAAATCTTTCAACAGATGTTCGGGGCTCAAACAGTGGCCGTCCCTATCCTTGTGCGTGGGCGGCGTTTACCTGAACAGCAGCTGCTCGCTGTAATTGACTGGTTGCTCATGCAGAGGTGCACAGACATCTTGGCATCAGCAGGGAGTTCTTTCTCAGAGACGGCGGCCTGGCGGTCAGGTAGTCAACTTATAACTATAGGCACTACTCAAGCACAGTGAATTGGAGTAAAAGAGAGAATTCTTTGCCACCGAAATCAATGAGGCGGTAGAACTCATCACGGAACTCTATGTTGAGCGACTGGAGGCGGCTGAGGGGTTGGGGTAGACTGTAAGAGGCAGGTGTGAAGGTCTCCTTGTTCAAGTATTTGTAGCCATTTGTATCGCTGTCGAGATAAATGACTGCAAAAGGGGACCTGCGCCCTCCACTTCTCTCAATTGTATTCAAGTCAAGAGATGTATTGAAATTTATATGAAGATAGAGGCGAGTCATACAGGATACTGGATCCACGAGATAGGGACTTCTGAGAGTGCCTGATGCTGTGGATGTATAGTCTGCCATGTCAAATCCAAGAAGGTTGGCAGGAGTATTCATTTTAATCAAGACACCGTCACTGCGATCAATTTCATCTGTGACATCACCTGTTAAGAAAGCAAACGTGTAGGCAAGTGGTGTGCTGGTTCCTGGACGAGTAGCTGTAACTAGGAGATATCCTTCTGATGTAAGTGTGCAGCTGTATATGTTGAGCCGTCCAGAGAGACCATTGAGTTTTGTTTGCAGATAGGTCACGAGTGTAGAGGCTGTATAATAGCCGGGTGAAAAAACAATGGTCCATGCTGCATCACCTTCCACGAACTCAAATCGGTTGTTCCCTTTTACAATGTTAAAGGGTTTGGCTGGGATTGTTCCCGAAATAAGTTCAAGGGACTTCACATCTTTGATGGGTCTGTTCAGGAGGACTTTGAGAGGATTGGGTGCAACTTGATTGTTGAAATTGCGATCTCTGCTGCTCACTTCCATCAAGATGGCCTGGGTGTTTCGTGAGGCAGGGGTTCTGTTTGGCTGCAGGACGAATTCACCACTGGTCGACGCTGGAAGGCCGGCCATCTCTAACGCTGAGCGGAAAACTTACTTGCTGGCGGGAGCGACATGTGCCTGTCGAGACTTGAGCCAGGCCTTGAAGGCGTGGGATTTCTCGGGATAATAGGAGCCATTGTCTCGATCGGTTGGGCCGAGGTTGAGGCACTTCTTAAGACCGACTGGTGCGAGGTCAATGTGGAGGCGGCGCTCCTTGGGGGTCAGGCTGGCCTGCCATTCCTTGAGAAGCTCAGCAGTCTTGGGATCCATTCTGGGACTTCGTATGTTTATGAAGTTGGGAATGTTCATTTTTTAGTCGTGCGTCTCGTTGCCTTGGCCTTGCCCCTGCCCTTCTGTTTTCCCTTGTCTTTCCGAGTTTTTCCCTTGGCTCTCTTCTTCAAGTTTAGCAGTCGTTTGCCTCCGTATTGGTGTGGCAAATAGAACAGATACGGATTCCCTACAGTATCAAACTCAACATCCCAGGCCAAATACTCCTCTGGCATATTCGGCATGATATTGGCAGGTGCAGCGTGTTGAAGCGGAACACCCTGATGTCCCATCACTGCAAACGGCTCTTCATCCGCCTCCATCCAATGCTGGAGATCATTCGGGTTTCTGTATTTTAAAGGGAGCACCTTCATAGTTGCAGCAGCATCATTTTTTGACACAATCTTCACAACATAGTCCGCAGGGGCAGCAGCATCCTCAAAATGAACATAGTAAAAGCGACCCTCATCTATGTTATTCACTCCAATAGGACCATCCAGTGCATTCAATGGCTGCATCGTCAACATGTTGGGCACCTGCTGCATGTTTCTTCTAAGGACTAAGCAAATCAGTTCTTCTTACTTTCTTAGCTTTCTTTGTTTTGCGAACCTTTCTGCTTTTCCGCAGCCGGTTGGTGCGTTTTCCACCCTGCTGATGGGAAATAAAGAATGAATAAATAGATCCCTCTCCTGGAGCAATAAATGGATAATGAATGCTAAGGGTAGGAAGATCATTTGGTCCACCACCAATAAGAACAACATCTCTCCAATCCTGTAAATTATTAGGATTTCGCCATTTTATAAATAAAACTTTGAGGGTCTGTGTCTGATCATTCTTTTCAAGAATTTTTGCTAAATAATCTGTTGGTTGGCGTATATTTGAACTTTTAATATAATAATAATTACCAATATTAAGATTATTTACACTGACAGGGCCATTCAAGGCATTCAATGGCTGCATCGTCAACACGTTGGGCACCTGTTGCATCTTTCTTCTAAAGACTAAGCAAATGAACAAGGTGAAGGATCCAAGAGTTTTGAAGTTGAAAAGCTGGGAGGATATGATGACAGTGTTAAAGGGAAATGGGCGGAGCCTTGACACCTTCAAGAAAGGAGACACTGTGCATGTATGGAACAAGATGGAGAAGTCCTACTCGTATATACTTGCAGAAGCCCCTGGGACGAACTTTGACCCCGAGTTCAAACCCACAGCGACCCCAGGAGAGATCTTGGCCCTTGGTGCTTTTGGAGGAAGATACTTGAACGACTGCCTCTTAGAATTTCCTGCGGAGTGGTTCTGGCGGGCCGGTTTGTTGGGGAAACTTGCTCCAGGGGCAGAGCCAATGGGAGATGTGAGTCTCAACTACTTTAAGATTGACAGCAGACTTCCTCTTACACAGTGGACAGAGAAAGGTTGGGTTCCAGGGGGAAAGCCAGGCAGTGCAATGAAAGGTGTAAAAGGGATATTGGCGGATGGGAAGAGAAATCCTGATGAGAGGGGATGGTTTCAGTGGTATTGCAGATACTGGATGGGGCGGCGGCTACCAGAACTAGACGCAGTCCAAATCTTGAGATGGAAAAACTTTAGGCGACACTTGTTGGCCGTGAAGAAGAATTGCAAGGCGGGGGACTTGACTTGCCGGCCGAGGCAGCGCCAAGCCCTTTTACACTGGGCCTGGGACTTTACAGTTTAATGCTTGGTTCTTTTTGACTTCTTGGACTTCTTGGACTTCTTGGACTTCTTGGACTTCTTGGACTTCTTGGCCTTTCGGGATGCACGGCGCTTTCTGGATCCACCAGCCGCAGGGGCAACCATGAGGTTTCTAGAAATAACAGGGGCATTCTGAGGAATGAGACGACCAACATCTTGAATCTCAAATTCCAAGTATTCAAATACAGTGCGAAGAGGAACTTCACTATCTTTTAACTCTTGAAATCTTTCATGTAGTTCAACAGACTTTGCCTTAAGTTCATGAAACTCCTCAATATCACCAGGGGTAGGAATAGTATGTTGAGAATCCAATTTGATGCCTAAGGCAACAAATTTTGTTCTTAAAGCTTGGACTTCTTTGATTGCCTGATCCAAAGCGGCGTTCATTCTACTGAATGTGGCCCTTTGTTTTCTTTGTCTTTTTGGACTTCTTGGACTTCTTGGACTTCTTGGACTTGTTTGTTTTCTTGGACTTCTTGGACTTGTTTGTTTTCTTGGACTTCTTAATGCCTTTTGACTTCTTTCTCCGTCCACCTCGGGCAGGGTCTTCATTCGCATGTTCCTGAGGATCATTGGGGCTATCATCTTCAAGGGCTTCTTCAAGTTCAAGATACTTCGCTTTTGCATTTGTATACTCGGGTTCAAAATCACCTTGATTTCTTCTTTGTCTTAAACGCTCATCAATATCTCTTTTTAATTCTTTGACTCGGTCAAACGAACGCCTTATTGACTCGTCTGGGTTACCAAGAATACGAAGTTTTGTAAGTATATAATTACATAGGTAATTTAAGAAGTCAATATTAGTTCTTAAATTACGTATAGCATCAATATTATTCAACCCAGCCAAGTGCTGTATCAATGCATTCATTCTACAGTCTGCGTCCTTTTGTTTTCTTGGACCCTTTGGTGCCTTTGGACTTCTTAGTCCCCCTGGACTTCTTAGTCCCCCTGGACTTCTTAGATTTGGTTTTCTTTGTTTTTTTGATCTTTCTTCTACCACCTCGGGCAGGATCATCATTCGCAGGGAGAGGAGGGTCATTAGCACTATTTACTGACATATTTTCATGAGCATGTGCAATGGGGTCATGGTTCGCCATATGATTTCCATTTGGAATACCATTTATGAGTGCTTCTAAATGTGCAAATCCTTCATTAAGTGTAT